GGGGCCAGGGGTTAGGATTGGGGATACTGATCCTTCTGGCCTCCTTGGAGGTTCGTTATTTACATTTAACCTAATCCTTTATGATAATAGTTGTTATCAACTCGAGTGCGGGGCTTCCGAGGATTGTTATCTAAGTTGCTAGAACGAGCTAACATAGTGGTTTTTTGTAAATTTTATGAGGACCGCTTTCGAGGAAATGTTATCTCATCCCTTCTTCAGTGGGCATAACCGAGCGGCTACGTGAGTTATGAGTTTCTTTGAACTGTTAGTGAACATCGTCACCCCGGCCCACCCTTTCCAGGTCCATTGTGTATCAAACCCCTCTGATAGGTTGCGATTGATGGTTTCTCGTTGTTCGGGTCTCAGTAGCCATAGGCATCCCAAGGCTCCTTCTGATATTCTCCCCCACTCGTGATAAGATGTGTACGTTCCTCGAGACTCAGAAATCCCCTTGCACGCGTCTAGGTAACTTTCACAAGCTACGACTTCGTTGGGATCAGTCTGCCCTCCCATAGGCAATAACAGGATATCCATTAGGGACTCGCGCCCTGATATGACAGCTGATATGGCCGAAGCAAGAGGGTCAACGTGTGTCTTGCCGTAGACCATCCCTCTGGCTAGTGGGTATGAGTTAAGGACACCTACTCCTGTGCAGATTAAGATCACATCCCGCCAGTCTTCCCATGACCTAACAACTAAAGTAGAGATACCGCTCCACACGCACGATAACGCAAGTATCCGTAGATCAATATCGGCGACGAGGCCCATTATACGGAGGGCCACCGTCAGATCGTTACGTCTGCTCAAAACAGGCCCGTCCAAATAAGCTAACGGGCATCTCGAATGCGAGTGTACGTCCACGACGAGTAAGGACCCAGGAGGGAGTTCAGCGAGCAAGGCAGAGCGCAAAGTCTGATCCTCCCAATCTCCCCCTCGTGTCCATGTCTCGACAGCCTGATGGTACCCGTTCGATAGCCGGAACTCGGAGACTAGAGGGGGGCAGTACGGAGTCCCTGTGACATATTCCCCTGGAATATCCTTGGTCAAGTCCAACCCTGTGACGAACTGGGACCCCGCTAATAACAAGGCACAAGCTGCCCCTCCTAATCCTGACCCCACTACGAGAGAAGTAGTTCGAGGTAAATACGGTACGACCTTCAACCACACCGCGAAAGCTGACGACCCGTACAAGACATCTTCCCCCACGTGAAGGTCAACGTCTCTGAAGAATCGGCGTGGTGCCTCCATCAGACGTAGCGATGGATACGGATAAACACGAGAGTCTACGTCGAGACTCACCATTATCGGATCGGCAGTGATGACGTCTGAGACCAGCGGACCTCTGTCCCTTCCCCGTGCTCTCTGATGGGCTTCCACTTCTAACGCACGAAGACGTACGGATCGCACTACCTCAATAGCTGCTGATTCACATCGGAACAAACCTTTCCCTTTAGCCACATCTCTAAAAGCCGTGGCTACGGGGTCAGATTGTTGCCCTACCGCCTTGTCGTGTAGAGTCCAGAGAACTATGTCCAACTTGGCAGTTATATCTCGTCTCGGAGCTGTAGGAGTCGAACGGGGATACATACGGATATACTCTTTGAGCCAATACCTCACGACGTCTACGGAGAGGAGTCCTAACATATATCCTCGATGAAGGGCCCTATACAATAGCACTGTATGGGCTCTGAGCACCGTTGTGGGAGGATCAGAGTCGAAGATGACCACGCCTCGGGTGTAGTACATACCAGATGTGTCTTCCAGGAGTCCAGCTGCTCTCCTCGTTAAAGCCGTAGATATCTTCGCTGTCACGTCAAAAGTAGTATGGTACCCTGGCCCGGGATGCAGACGATAACGCATTAACCCTGGGTCTTCCGACAGGAGTGGATTATGGATGTGTTTTGAGAGTGACCGTGCAAGGACAGGGGCCATTTGAGCAGCAATGATCCCTAAGGTTGGGAGGTGGGTCCTATTTTTTCCGGTAGACCAGGCCGTTTGGATAGCAACGTCCGCAACCAAACATCCGAATCGGGCTATGACCGTATCCAAACCGTACCCGACAATCTCTAACAGGTCCAAAGGAATAGACATGGTGTGGTACCGCGGATCAGCAGTTGCGATTCCGACTCGAGCCCCTCGAAGAGCAGACACCATTACACTCTCGAGCGCAGAGCATTGGGTCGCCCAATCTCCAGACAGCGCATGTCTCATATATACCAGCCGTGTCACTTCGCCAGGGCCTGATACTTGTTTAACCTCTTGGTTTCGGACGAAGGCCAGCGGGTTCGTCGGATACCTGGCGTTAGGGACTGGATTGTAGTTGAGCAAACTCAACAACCCACTGGGGAGGGGGTCTAAGGTTCCAGGGTGGATAAGGAGGGTTATCGAGTCCGCTCCTTTTTTCCTCACTTCACTAGAGTATCTATACCGAGACTCCAATAGGAACAACAGGAACAGGTAAAACTCTTGTACCATGATCGGGAAGTCAGCTACCGACCCGCTAAGCGGGGACGCATGGTTAGAGTTTAAATAAGTCCAAGAAGCGAAGTTGGCATTCCCCAGGAGTTGAGCCCCTCGATATCCGGTTCGGGCGTCGTATCGGTGGAACGGGTTGCCTCCTATTACACGTGGGAGTAGGTGTGTAACTTCTGTTAAGTCGAGATTAGACCTCGTCAGTCCCACATCACGCAAAAGGTCCTTCATACCCGGTTGTCCACTAGTCTGGGACAGTATGAGCTGCAACTTCCGCAGGGCGACGGACGAAAGGGAAGATCCTACTAACTTGAAACCGTGTTCTGACCTCTTCTCACGTGTTGGAGTTCCGAGGTAGGGGACCTCTGGGCCTCTCTCGGTCAAACAGTCCCCCACTGAATACAACCCTACAACCCTGATCCCGTTCTTTGAAGGAGGGAAACCGAAATCGGGGGTAAAGTCGCACGGCAGATGAGAAGAGATTCCCACAGGTTCCACTCCTGCTTTTGACCACTGCCCTCTACACCAGATAACCCACGTGTAGAGGGTGAGGTTTGCAGGAAGCTGCCCCCATGTACGTGATCTCCACCGTGTGGATAGGTACTCCAACTGGTGCCCCCCGGCCCGTAGAACTAGAGAGACGAGATCTACCCCGGACTGACGTCGAGATACTGCCTGGATAGAACGAGTGGATATGAACATCCTGGAGATAGTATCTTGAACCCCCGCTATCGAGCAATCGAGAATATCCCGCAAGATCACCGGGTTGAAAGGGGTGACGCGGGATAGGTTCTCAACAAGGTTGTCCTTGAATCCTGTAACTGTCGATCCTACCAGCTCCACAACATCGTGGTTGATCGCAAACGATAATATAGCCGCCTTAGTCCCTTCTGCCACAGCGTCCGCTGGAGAGGTAGGTTTTCGGAGAGGGAGACCATAAGGATCTTGGAGAATAGAGGAGACCTCCGGGGCGTCGTTGAAGAAACCCTCCCCGTATGTCTCCTGAATGATTTCCTTGGCCCACCCCTCATCCCGGCATAACCAGACAGATCCTAAGGATTTGGACGTAGGATCCCCACTACTCTTGTACATGAAATGGGATAATCCCAGGACAGGATATCCGCCCAATTCCGAAGGTAACGTCAGGCAATACCGGAGGAAAGACGGCTCCTTCCAGATGGGATCTAGAGATATGTGGGTGCTGAAATGCCCCATACACTCACTCCCACGGATCAAGTATAACGCCGCGGAGTAATACGCCAGCCAGAGGCATACTAACGGTTGTTTGCACCTCTCCGCTGCCGCCACAGCTCCACTGAACACTGAACCTAGGAAGGCAGGGACAGAGGGGAAGTCCTCTGAAGAGGTCGGGAACAAGCGACTGTTGAACTTCAACGAAGTATATAACTCGGCTCCAGCCACGTACACGTTTTTTGAATATGTTACCACAGTGGAAGAGGCCACACACTCTTCAGGTTTCAAATCCTGGTTGACGGAAGACGCTGTCCGAGCAGCCCGCTCAGTGATGATGTCAGCCCAATATTTGAGGGATTCGGCTACTGTCTTTCCGGCAATCCGAGGAACATGAGCGCTAACTACCACGTTATCCCCCTGAATGGTCAATGTATATGAAATTTCTAACTGTCGTAGAGCCCTGTCGATCATGGCTACTGTAGCGAGGGACCAAAGTTTCTGGATGATACCCTCGAAACCCCCCTTATGGTTTCGCCATAGCAGATCGGACTCCGGGGGAAATTCGTCGGATACCCCATCGGGGGGCAACCCTGCTACGCGGACCATGATACGGGCCTCCTCGAAGAACTTGTGACCAGTTGTGTACACCCTCCGTGTCCCGAACAGATCATTGAGGTCTCGTCCTATACGTTCCACGGCTAGAGCTCTCCACCTCAGGTTCCAACGGGATAAGTCCAACTCCACGAAGAGAGGGAGAGTCCCGTGTCTTGGTTCCCCCGTCATAGACAGAAATCGAAGTTGGATGTCCTTGCTCGAGTCAGTCATAGTGAGCTGAGGGACATAAGGTAGTATAGAGTCCGATAAATTCGCTTCGTGCATGGTATAGAACAGTCTCATCTCGAAGACCATCATAGAGAACATCCTAGCCGCAAGTTTGAACTCCCTCTCTTTCGGGTACAGGGTCACCACCTTCCATTCGTCAGGAATGTTTCCATTTTCTACCGTCTGAAACACCTGGGCAGGATCTACCTTATGCCTCGACAGCATTTCCAATAGCACCCTGCGTTGAGATTTAGCATCCGCTTGTTCCCATTGACATGCTCTATCGGACCAGTAAAATGAGAGGGCCTTGTCGTCCATGAGATCCAGATAATTGGGGAAAGTATCAAACTCATGTTCCTGCGCGAACCTAACCCCCCTCCAATCCGTTAAGGGCACGGTCTGCCTCTTGAAATGTAAAGACGATGATTTCCAAAGCTCCCCCAACCGTGTCCCAAGAGCGGGTGGACGGCGGAAAGTAGGCCATCTGTGGTTTCGTGCGATGAACCCCTCCGTGTACACTCCGGCGAAACAAGCCCGGGTGTCTTCAGCGTCAATCCACAGCGTCGGGTCAGGGGATCGGGCCTCCTCAGCGGCGGATAAACCCCCTTTCTTTGGATCTATGGTAGGGTGCCCGCAGCACTTCTGGATCCCGAACAACTCTACCACCTCCTGAGTTGTCCGGGTTAGTGTGAGGATCCTATGGAATCTATCGGTCTGGAAAAGTGTTGTGGATCCCAGTTTCCGCTCCTTTTTTCTCACTTTGTCCATCATCTGGTCGTACCCATCCCCGGGACCTGCCATGGCGTCATCTGCAACCCGCGATAGGTAAGCCTTGGACAACCCTTCAGTGGACTTAGCGATGTCGTATCCTTCGTTCCCATATCGAGCTAAGCACTCCTCCTGCCACTCCCATAACTTCTCCACTAGCTCACCGGTATGTCCGTCAGGGTACAGCCACGAAGAGGCTAACGTGACCAAGGCGCGAGAGTAAGCCATGTCTTTAAACATAAGGACTTGCTCATGCGAGAGGACCCTCCACGATATTGGCGACGGAAATCTGAAGATCCAGATTGTCCCGTTCGTCCAATACGGGGTTCCTCTGATCCTCCCCTCGACTATACCTCTCCCGCCGGTGGCATACCTCCTGTCTAGTTGGTTCACCCCTTCCTCCCACCACAACATGCGGGATAGCCAACGAACGTGACTAGTATCCGGGGACGGAGGGGGAGCTAGAGTGTGCGGGGTGGGGAGGTACCTACCCAAGGCTCTCACCGTCGAGCTCAGTAGGGGTTCGATCGCGGAGTAGGTAGCCTGACTTATTGTCTTCCCTTCCGTTGTATCGACACTTGTCTGCCTGATTACCTGAGGATATAGGGAGGGAGAGAGAGGCAAATCCCCGACCCGACGCTGGGACGTGATCCCTCCCCATCCGCCGGTGACCCGGTTGTCAACTTCCAGGATTAGTCCCCTGTTGCGACTTTTACGAGGAACCTGTCCTGTGCTCCGATGAGCGGTCAAATCAGATAAGAATGTGTTGACAGGGACATCCAGGATCGGAGAATCGAGGTACCTATTGATAAAGAAAACAGGATTCCGACTCTCATCGTCTCCTCCAAGGAGGGTGTAGATACTCATGATGCACTGCGAGGCTGAGCGTTGAGGACCAGAGGTTACGATGCTGGTGGCCTCGGTTTTTCTAAAATAGACGCTATCATGTCAAGATACACAGGGGATAGGGGCCACTGTTCCTGCGTACCCGTCCAACGTTCCTTCGCGTGGGAAAGACAAGAGTGTTGCGAGGGGCAAGAACACCCTCCACCCAGGAATATACTCGAGGGGAGTATAACCTGAGGATGTTTGGACAATCACGAAAGACATTGTCCCTTGGACCATCAAGAATAACCCTATTATGTCTTCTCTTGACGCTCCCTCCAGAATTAACGTGAACCTATGGTAACGGCCCTGACTGAGATACGTGCACGCGTCATAAGCCTCAAGATGGCCCATAGGCCCACCTACTATGGTCACTCCCAAGGGCTCCGTTCCTTGGGGATCAGGATCGTCCAGAGCGCATATTTGACAGAACAGATAGAGTGGCATGGTTTTTCTTTAATGTCAGGCTGGTGCTCTCATGGACATCCCATGTATACGGATGTCTAAGGTGATGTGACCTCCACTACAATTACATCGTCGCTCCTGTTTAAGCATACCCGATCTTGTCCTTTGACCTCGCGGTCACATGCTTAACCTCAAACTTTCCAACTCATGCTTCAACTCAGCCAGCGACGAGAGAGCCCCTTGATCTTTTCCTTTCCCCTTATCCTCCCATCGTGGGATGTCTTCTTCCGTCACGTCGGCTCGGATGAGCATCTCCCTCATCTCCTCGGCCATCGCTAGTGTCTCGACTTGGCTCTTGTACAACCGCACCGCTACTTGACACAATGCCACGATAGTATCCCGAGACTGGACAGTTACGTTTTCCGTATAGTTGACCTTTTCCCTGACCGTCGACTTATTGTTAGGCATGTCCCTGTCAACCAGTGGTTCTCTACCTAGGATTGTTCCTTCTACTACGGTCAGGAACTCGATCATGTCCTTAGAAGCAAGACAACTTCTCTCCACCGCTATTTCTGTCATGAGAGTCTCCCTGGTGGTATCTTGGAGCCGTTGATGGGTGGCGGACATCGCTGACTTTTGATGCGCTGCAATAGTCAACACCGGGGATGAATCTACCTCGTAGGGAACGTACTCCCGGAGGGGCACAAAGATCCTAGTCTTTGTGCCGTCTCGACTACGGAGCCCGTGATGGACGGGCGGACGGGACCCGGAGGATGGAGTGATCGGGAAGGGCGGCTCTTCCTCGATGATCGGAGTCTCCTTCTTCGCAAGCGCTGTCGACTGTGTGGCGCCGTTCGCCATCCGAGCTCGGCGGAGGTCGACTATCCGTTGAGCCCGGTCGAGAGCAACGTCTTTATCAGAGCGGGTAGCCATGGATGATGTGAATATGGTGCTCTCGGTTTTTTCTAAATTACACGGGGTGCTGGGCCTTGTCACTCGTCCACTGGAATAGCTCTCAGAGGCAAAGGGATGGTCCCTTCGTCTTCGTCGAATACTTTTTCCATTTCTAAGACCTGATCACCGATGTCGTCGAGCATCTCGGTGAGAGTGGAAGGAAGGGTATAGTTGGATCTTTCGAGGAGTAGATCATTGTTAGGAACTTGGATAACACTCATCTCATCACACACCTCCGTGTGAAGAGTTGCTTTCTCGTATAGATACCGAAGATACACTGCTGCACTAGTTATGATCTCCTTGCACACCGTCTGCTGTTGTTGACCAGTCAAAACTACAGGATCTTCGGCGCTCCTATTCGCACAAAGTCTACCTCGACTACACACGTGGATGGTATCCTGGAGAAGTTTGAGGTGATGGGTCATGTCCGTTATCATCCGACCCCTACACTCCGCCACTGTTTCCAATTTCTTGTACTCTTCGCGTAGACAGTCTATTTTGATCAGAGACGCTAAGTGTTTCGCCTTGTATCCTGTCCGCGGTGTGGGGGTCTCTTCTCTCGTCTTAGTATCGGAGGTATCACCCATCTTCACAAGTTGTGCTCTCGGTTTTTTGTAAATCCCACAGCTCCTAGTGATTAGGTTCCCTCCTCCCCCTCGGGTTGTTCCGGTTCAGCATGGACTGCCACGGTATCGGGGATTCTCTCGAACGCTGCCCTCATAGTCTCGAACTCTGCCATGACCGTAGGGACAGCGTCATAATAGAAGTTCTTCAAGGTCGGAGCGTCCCGACTAAGAACTTGCACGGCTAGAGAAATGAGGCGAGGCATGTTGGGACGTTTAAATATAGAAGTCTTGTCTGAGAGAATCAACTTCACATACTTACGCACGGACACATCGACCTCCAGAAGAGACCGACAAGATGCCTCCCAGAATTGGAGGTCAGCTTGGATAGTTGACAATCCCCACGCAAAATCATACGCAGAAAGGAAGGTTCTAACTATGACGTAACTCTGAATGCCTGAGTATTCGAGGAGTTTGAACGTTGTATTGAATACCTCTTGCAAGGGTGTTGCATCCGCCGCAGCAAATTGACAGAATCCCTTCACAAGGTGGGCTCTTATAGCTCCGTGGTACCCCCAAGCGTTGTATATACCCTCGTGAGCGACATCTGACATCCTGAGTGCGCCGCTAAGGATCGGACTGCGTCTCTCACCCAAGTATTTCTTCTCGATAGCTGCCGGACGCTTCATCGTTATAGAGGATACGTTAGATCTTTCTCCCACGTTTGTTATCTTTTTTCCCATCAGAAAGGCGACTAGGGAAAGATGTCCTACTACCTGGTTAGCATCCCTGCATGCCCCCACGCGGTAGGCACAGGCTGAAGGGGTCCCTGTTGGGAGTCCAAGATCATCAGCTAGCCGTAGGATATGACGGCATGTGTCTACTACAGTCCCGCGAGTGGTTTCCCCTATCGCTGCCTCCGTCGCCTCTCGGGTATGGGAGTCAATGTCAATGGTTTCCCCTATGTCTAGCAGAGTATCCATCAGTTCAAGGAGTCTATGACTTTGGTCCCCTGTCACCGTCACTTCCCTTACTCGAGGAGTATCAGCCATAACGGCGGGGAAGATCGCAGCGAGATAGGATAAAATGTAGTTCATCCATTTTGTGGGTGTTCCTTCGGTAGCCTCGGCCGCTACTAGAGCAAAAAACAGGCCATATCTAACGACCCTAGATCTCGTCTCTTCGATGGTCCCTCCTACTGGGAACCTTAGGTAAGGGACTTCCACGTCCAAGGAGCTCGGTACCCCTTGAACTTCCGGGGAGGACGACACCAAAGACGCGCGATCTAGGGCCGCCAGAGTACCGTCAAGGGCCTTCTGCCTTCTTCCCGCTCTAGCCAAGACATTGTCGTAGGGGTTTCGGTGGACTTCCATGACTCGAAGGGTGTCGGGGGACAGGGTGAGATTTCCACAATTGCGGTCTCGGTTTTTTCAAAATACCTGAGCTTTGAGGTTGGACACTGCATCACGCCATGAGGATCTTCTTTTTCTCCTCCGCTGATAGTTGCTTCCATTTCACAGATCCTGGGACGATTCCTTTCAAATGGTCCGGTAGCGGGATTGAAGGTTTGACTACTTTGGTCACCCCAGACGTAGTAGACGACGTATCACCCTTAATTTGGGATCCAGAGGGAGTTGGAACAAAAGGAGGCACTTCCGCCTGAAGTTGTGACCTTAAGGGCGCCGGTGATGGTAATCGATCCTCCGGGGAGACCGTGATCGGGATTGTCCCCCTCGTAGCTGATACTTCCAGTAACTTCTCTAGGGACTCTCCTAACATTAGGTTTCTCTGGACCTCTGTTG